CCCAAGAGCGTTTTGCGTATGCGACGAACCCGGCAAAGGGATTGAAACATTCTTGCATGCCGAAGTCCGACGCATTTGCAAAGAGCTTTCTGAACTTCGCCCATTCATTCAAGTTTGGAAAAGGACAAAACAATGAACAAGCTGATCAATTTTATCGAAGACGAACTTTGGGCGCTTTTTACTCCGGTTGCAGCTCTTGCCGCCATCGTCTGGTTCTTCTTTGCAGCGTGAGTGAGGCTGACATGAGCAACGAGAAAGAAATCGACAGTTTGCTCTCTGAGATTGAGCGGCTGACCAAAGAACGTGACAACGAACGGGATAGGCGCGGCGCGTATGTAATACGCTGCGTTGAGCTTGAAGGCGATTTAATCAGGGCTCAACGCGATTATGCCGCCGCCGTGGAAAAAACACTTGAGCTGCGCGATGCACTTGCAAAGGCTGAAATTGGGTTGTCGGCTGGGTGTTACCAATACGCCGCAAAGACGTTCAATGGCTTTGAAGTTTCTTCAGACGAACAATATCCGTGGATCAGAGCAATGATTGTTGGGCGTGAAGCCGCCCGCAACGCTCTTTCAGAAGCTTGCGGAGAGCCGAACTTTTCCGATGACACTATGTCCGCCGCCAACGCGCACCTGATCGCCTCAGCGCCTGATTTGTATGAGGCGCTTGTTGACCTTCATATCCAATGCGAACAGCACGACATCGACAAAGACATGCAGCGCGCATTGGAAAATTCAGCAGCAGCCCTCTCCAAATCTCGCGGAGAAACGAAATGACCCAAGATCAGCTCGCCGCGCTGTTCTGCGCGCTCCCGTTTTTGTCCCTGTCGTTTGCTTGGCTTTTGGGATTGGCATTCCTCACCCCCCGCGCCGAGCCTGTGCGCGTGAAGAAGGAGGAAAGGAAATGATTACGACTTACTTCCTCGAAGTCGATTTCGGAACCAAGCTTGGGCGCGCGTTTGTTGAAACCGAACCGGGCCGCACTGAAAGCGACGTGATCGACCAAATCTCTCGCGGCGATACGCCCGGCCACTTTCGGAACATCTACCGCGTCGCGCTCAACGAATGCGAAGACGTGACCGACGACATCGCTGCGAAGGTCTGGCAGCTTGGCGGGCCGTTCAATCCTGAAACGCTCGAATGGCTGGAATGGGTTGGATTTGACGTTGCGAGGGCGGCAGAATGAATACCGCAGTTGAGAAGATCGACAACACGCGCCACGTCGCGGAAGTCGTAAATGAGACGACAGCAATCGTTCAAATGATCGAGCGCGCGGCGGCAAACCCTGCCGTCGACATCGAGAAAATGGAGCGACTGCTTTTAATGCAAGAGCGCGTGATGGACCGGCGCGCAAAGGCTGCTTTCGACGCGGCGCTTTCCATCATGCAGCCGGAGCTTCCGCAAGTTGACCGCAACGGTTGTATCGTTGTCTTGAGCAAAGCGGATCGCGATGCGGGACGACTCGACGCAAAGCCGCAGCAGTCCACGCCTTACGCCCTGTGGGAAGACATTAACGCTGCGATTGCGCCACATCTTGCCAAGCATGGGTTTGCCCTGTCGTTCAGAACCGGGACCAGCCCAGAAGGCAAGATTACTGTGACCGGCGTTCTGAGCCACCGTGAGGGCCACCGGGAAGAAACGACGATCACCCTGATGCACGACTCGTCAGGGTCAAAAAATAGCGTTCAGGCCGTTGGATCTTCGATCAGCTACGGGAAGCGATACACGGCTGGACTGCTTCTCAACATCACCAGCCGCGCGCCGAGCGACGCCGACGACGATGGTGTGAAGGCTGGCGCACTTGGGACCATCAGCGACGAACAGCTTGGCGAATTGCGGGCGCTTCTGGTCCGCGTCGGCGGCGATGTTGCGGCCAACGAACGACGGTTCAACGAGTATTTCAAGATCGAGGGCGTTGCTGATTTGCCGGCCAAGGATTTTGACCGGGCTAAAAAGGCGTTACTGGCCAAAGCAGGGGCGAAGAATGGTTGAGATTATTGACGTGCCCCAGAACAGCGAGGAATGGCTTCGAGCCCGCCTTGGCCTCCCGACTGCCAGCTCATTCGCGACCATCATGGCGAAGGGGAAAGGCGGCGCTGAGAGCCTGACCCGCAAGAAATACCTCTACCAGCTTGCAGGGGAACGGATCACCGGGGAGCCAGCCGAGAACTTCACGACGCCGCACATGCAGCGCGGTCACGCAATGGAGGACGAAGCCCGCAAGTTCTATTCGTTTATGACGGACGAAGAACCGCAACTTGTCGGCTTTATCCGTAACGGCAAATCAGGATGCAGCCCCGACGCCCTGCTTGGCGACGCTGGCGTTCTGGAAATTAAGACGAAGCAACCGAACGTGCT